AGAGAAGTTTCGTTAAGATCAGCCGCTGTAGTTGGACGGTTAGAGTTAGTGCCCCCAGATACTAGAGGATGAGCGGTGCTAATTAAAGAAACACCGTCGCCGCCAGTATAAGAAGAACTGAACGCATTGTTCAGTATGTTCGCTGCTTTTACCTGTTTAGTATAAGACATAGCTCTCGCTAGTGCCTTTGTATAACGGGAAGACAAGCTATCGTACAAGTTATCCTCTACAGCTTCCTCAGTAATTGAGAAACCTAAAGCGATAGTCTCGTGACTATAGCGAGAAGTAAATGCTTCCTGAGCAGTATCATAATTGATAGCCTCGCCTTCACCTTTAACAGGTGCAGCTGAGAACCCAGATAGTTTTACTTCTTCTTCAAAAGAACGGTCAGAGCTTTCAGACTCGAAAATCTCTTTGTGTTCTTCCCCGTAACGCTTGTACTCCATACCGAATAACGCATTGAGACCCGGTAGGAGCTCTTTCAGCATTTGTGCGCGTGAAATAGCCATTATTTAGTCTCCTATACGCCAGTAGTATTATTGTACGAATGCCCAACGTTCCACTTAACAATAGCTTCAGTAAAACCACCAGAGCTATTTTTAGTTTCTTCGACGAGATCAACAATACGTAATGGTAATGTGTTGGTGGTAGCAGCGGTATCAGAAATAGCTGCCTTAGAGTTGCCAGTAACAGTAGAACCTGTATTGTAGACCATAGCAGCGTTCAAACCTACGTCAGTAAGTGCGAAATCACCAATAGTTGTACCAGAAGATACAACAGCTACTTTAAACAATTGGTCCGGGTCGTCGCAAACATACGCAACAGCGTCTGAAGCCGTAGTTGACGCAGGCCAATACTGGGAATAGGTAGGTCCATTAGTCGCATCTGTATAGAAACAACCAAGAAACACACCTACGGGAGCCATAGCAGCATCGGGTGTTTCAAACTCGATAGTGCCCGCGGCAGTTAAACCAACAGGGTCGCCAAAAAAGATGTTCGTAGCGTAACCACTAGCAATCGAAATATGTCGATTTGCTCCGTTGTCAGCACGTCCGCCTATTTTACCTGTTGGTTTCAGCCCATAAGGGCCAGAAATGGTAGGGTAAGCCATGAAAAAATCTCCTTAAGGAAAATTAAATTATTAGGAGCCTTTACCGAAAGTTACTTTAGAGTCACGATCTTTAAATAACGGCATACGGGGGTCATTTTCCCTCATAAAGCTGTTATCAACTGAGTCCATCTGCGCTTTGCTATTACCTTGGTAGTAATTTTCCCGCTGTTGAACCATATCGTCGGGCATCTTACATAAGATAACCCCACCGGTTTCAACAAGCCCGGAAGCTAGAGCGTTTTTATCAAGTACAGTTCTCATCTCGTCGTGATCTTTAATAGCACAGGGTTCCCATCCTTCTCTAGTTTTACGAGAGAAGTTAGTAGGGTCTTCCACTCCAAGCATGGAGCGGCGTACCCAACGAAAGGTATAACCATCTTGTGGTATAGGATCAGGCAGTAGACTAGCTGGCTGCCATTGTTTTGTGCGGGTTTCAGTTTCCCGATTATCTGTTTCTCGTGGAGCTCTACTTTTATTAGAATTTGCCATATTATCCTCTGCTAATTTTTTCTAGCTCACGATAGTAAGCCTCGTTAGACACGCCAAGCCGTTTAGCTATAGCAGCTTGAGACTTATTCAACACTACCTTCCTACCTTTGGGCGTCCGGCCCACTGGCGCAACAACGGTAGAGGGTTGTTGCTTTCCTTTTGGAGCTCCTCCGAGTTTACCGGGGAACACTTCTTTCATGCGGGCGTCTATACGCTCGTAATAGTGGTCAGTAGAAGGAGGTACTCCTTCCTTAACTAACTTTTGATGTAATCCCAGCGCAAAACTAGTCATCTCATCGTCAGCACCAAACCATTCATTGTTTCCACCCCATTCTTGAGCTCGAGTATCAGGAGGAGGCGGTACAGCGGCCGGTTGTTGGGCCTGTGGTTCATTATATACAGGGTTTTGAGGTTCCTGTAAAGCGAATTGGGGTGTGATCTGCTGTACGCGGTTGTGGTCTATAGTAGCCTCGCTCAATTTATGTTGAGCATCTACTATCTTGTCGGAGTCCCCTTCCTCGTACGCGTCGCGGTATTGCCTCTTAGCTGATTCTATCTCTAAGTCAGCCCGCCTCTTAGTCTCTTCTAACGCCCACGCCTCTCCAGTACTAAGCTTCTGACGCAGTGCATTGCGCTCCGCCATCAACTGTTGGGTGAACGCCGCCGCCTCATCTCTCTCACGGGACGCTGACTCTTTAGCTCGACGCTCATCGTGCCACGCCTTCTTCATCTGTGATATCCGTTGCTGAACTTTAGTGGAATAATTCTCCACTTCAGCCGAATTATCTAGTTCTTCCAGCTCATCCGATATATTCTTTGGTAGGGGGTTATGATCCCGGTCTCTCTCCGGAGTGTCATCAGAGACCTCGACTACCAGCTCCTCTTCCACCTCAGCCGTGGGTGGGGTCTCTATCTCGTCGCCGACAATATACTCAGTATCAGCGAAGATGTCTTCGTTGGCTTGTGCCATACATTATCTCCTAAATGCGGGAATATCCCGTTGGGTCTACAACTACTGCTTCCACAGAGTCGTCATTAATTAAGCGGAACATCTCTTTTCCGTGTATCTTAAACCTAGTGCCGGAATAAGCTCTTATAAGAATATGATCCCCTACTTTACAATACGGGCCAGTAGGAAACTTACTCTTATCTTTGTATGCGTCAGGGCCCATATCTACTACTTGAACTACCATAGTAGAGATCTCTTCGTTCTTCATTACAACGTCTGACTTTATTATGCCGCTCTTGTACGTGTCCTTAACATCAGGAAGCGATACTAACAGGTGGTACCCCGTCGGAGTTGGCACGTTTTCAGCCGTTAACGCCGGAGGCGCATCATGTTTAGTTTCTGCATCATATCTTTCTTTCATATTTTTATCCTAGTCTGCGTCGTTGTCTTCATTGTAGCGTTCAACGATGTCTAAAAGCGCGCGCTCAGCCTCAGCCAGCCCACGAATGACGCCAGTCATATGGCGGTAGTCCCCAAAATCTTTAGCCGAATCATTGGCTAGGCTATCAGCCGCGCGGTCCATAGCGTCTCGAAGCTCCGAGCGGTAGTACTCCGCGAATTGTTTTATCATACATCTCCTCCTTTCTGTGGTTTAGTAGCATCAATGTTCATTTTCAGTCTTTCTCTCTCATCTTTCAATAGAGACTCTTGGGCTTTAAACGCTTGATCCACGCGTTTCTGACGATCCTGCGTAGTTAACCTATCTTTCTCTAACTCGTTGTTCATGAGCGAACTTTTGGCTTTATATGCTTGATCTACCCTAGACCTAGTAGCCGCGTCGGTTGCCTTAGCTGTTTCAAACTCTTGCTCCATCAAAACTTTCTTCGCTTTGAACGCCTGATCTACTTTAGTTGTCGCTGCCTGACCATCTATTTTAGCCGCCTCAATCTGGAGTTTAGTAGCATCAATCTGGTGATCTAACTCATCCTTCTTCATTTTCCGCTGTAGTTCACCCATTTGCACCTGCATTTCATGCTGTTGCATCTGAACTACCGGGTCGTCCGCGCGTTGTTGGGCCTGTTTAGCCTGAATATCTTGAGTATTAATACCCAATACCTTATTCCCTGCTTCAGCCATCAACCTAGAGATTGAAGCCTCTGCTTCTTCGGGAAGCGGTTGGTTTGGCGGTGGCAGTTGTACACCCAGCTGTTCTTCTACCTGCTGTCTGTATTTAAACGCTAAATGCTCATTTACATGCTCCATTCCCGCCGCAAGCTTAGCCTGAGCGCTCGGCCCCTGCATATCTAGGGCTTCCCGGATCTTAGGATCCTGCCCAAATGCCATATGCGATGCAATATGCGAATCGTGGTCCTGATATAGGAACGCTTTAACCGGTTTACCGGTAAGTAACGCCATGTTTTCAGAAACTGGGTCCATAGGTTTTTGATTGTCCGTATTTGGGATTAACTTATCAGCGTTTTTAATGCCTAAAGTCTCAATCATCTGTCTGTGGAGGAGGGGAAGGTCGTAAATCTGTGGTGCGGACTGCGCTAACTGAAGCGCGGACTGATATTGAGCGATTCTCTGACTCATTGTTGACGCATTAGGGTCACTGACGGGTATAACCTCGACCATCCCGTAGTCTTTTTGCCTAGCTAGTGGGCCTTCGTCCCCTCTAGCGTCATATTCATACTCTGCGGGCGCGTTATCACGCATGATTCCCATTAACAGGTATAACTCGTGCTTCATAGCCGCATGAACCCGCGACTGAATAGCCG